AGGAGGGATAGCATGCCGGACCTATTTCCAGATGCGGTTGTCGAAGATTCCGAGGACGGATCGACGGCAGAAGAGTTTACCGGATATAAATCGGCGCCCTATTTTGACGGGAAAGATTTTAGCCGGGACGGTGCCCATCGTGTCGTTATGGCAAACGGGGCCACCGCCTGGGGACAGTGGTGCGAAAAGTGCTTGAAAACTCAAAAGGGTGCGAGTCCCTATTATCCTGATTGGTATGGTGTCGATTGGCGGCGCGTGCTTTCATGCGGCGACCGTGATCTCGCGGAGAATATCGTTTCCCGCGAGATCACAGATACGCTGAAATCGGATACATACGGCCGGCTGGATCATATTGAGAGCATCGAATGTTCATGGAGCGACACATCGCTTGACGTTGTAGTGGCGGCCGTTGGGATAGACGGCAGCACCGAAATAATAACCGTTTCACAGGGGGTGACATAAATGGATGACTTTGTGGCCCCTGATTTCTTAACCGAGGACCAAGATACAATTTCGAAGCGCATACAGGAGTCTTTTCCGCCTGACATTGATACATCGGATGGAAGTTTTGCGGGAGATACTATTCGGCCAATCGCCTCAGAGGAATCACGGTTCAAGCAATTTACGCTTGTTCAGGCGATTAAGCAGATATTGCCGCAATTTTCCGATGGCGAATGGCTCGATTATCACGCAGAAAATGTTGGGCTTGTGCGGAAAGCCGCAGTCCCGGCCGTTGGCAGCGTAACGGTAACGGGGGCGGAGGGGATTTTTATCCCCGCAGGGACGATATTTTCGACAGCCAGTGCGAACGATACGCAGTCTTTAGATTTCGCGACTACTTCGGATGCGACGATTCCGGAAGCCGGGACGGTAGACATTGAGGTAACATGCACATCGGCCGGCGCAAACGGGAATGTTCAGGCCGGCACGATCATCTTAAAAGGCAGCGATACTGCGTCCGGAATAACCGCTGTTACCAATCAGGCCGCATGCGCGGGTGGGACAGATGAAGAAAGTGATGACAGTCTGCGCGCCAGAATCGCCTATTACAACAAAAACCAGATTCGATCTTTTGTCGGCAGCCCATCCGACTATAAACGATGGGCTCTGTCCGTCGCGGGGACGGGGACCGCGACGATCATCTCCTCGCAGGACGATTCCGGGCTCGTGACGATCATCCTCACGGATTCCAACGGGGCTCCTGCTACTACTGATCTATGCAATGCGGTCTATAACTACATCATGCAGCCGGACAACCCCGATCTCCGGCTGGCTCCAATCAATGCTTATCTCGTCGTTTCTCCACCTGAAATGGTGCATATAACGGTGTCAGCCATCATCAAGCTGACGGATGCCGCGACGATAGAAACGGTTAGTTTAGGGTTTCAGGACAGTTTGAAAAATTACTTTACTTCCATCCGTTCTGACGATGCTCAAGAAACTGCCGAGGTTAAATACACCCAGGTTTCCGCTCTACTTTCGTCGGTGGCCGGTTGCGACGAT